CTGGGAGGTTGACACCTCCCTTTTTTTTAACTATAATTACTACGTCAGTGTTATAAAAATGGATAAAGAAAAACTTAAACTGATCGTCCATAATTTAGAGTTGCTAGTTGACTCTTTAAAGTCTGAGATTTATTCAGATGTGGACGCATATAAAGCATCTTATGAAGAAGTAGCACCTTACATTAACGATTACGACGAAGTATTTTATGATGGAGATGATGATGGATATCCCGACTGAGTTTGAATTTATGAAACCCGAAGTCAAACTTATTAGTGTCACTCCCGATGCAGAAAAGCATATGGCATATTGTGCTCGTGTGAGTAATCCAGCAAATCAAGAGAATGAAAAATTCTCTGGTCTTCTTAAGTATTGTATTCAGCATCAACACTGGAGCATTTTCGAACAAGCAACGATGACGGTTGAGATTAACACGACTCGTGGCATCGCAGCTCAGATTCTCCGTCACAGAAGTTTCACTTATCAAGAATTTTCACAACGGTATGCTGATGCAAGTCTTTTAGGTAAATCTATTCCTCTTCCTGAACTCCGTCGTCAGGATGATAAGAACCGTCAAAACAGTATTGATGACATTCCAGATTATCTAAGACTAGTTTTGGGTGAAGATATTCGCGTTCATTTCGAGCACTCTCTACGCCTCTACAATCGTCTTCTAGAAGCGGGAGTGGCAAAGGAGTGTGCTAGGTTTGTATTGCCTCTAGCAACGCCCACACGCCTTTATATGACGGGTTCTGTGCGTTCTTGGATACATTACATTGACTTACGTTCCGCTCACGGAACTCAGAAAGAACATATGGAAATTGCAGAACTTGTTCGTTGTATTTTCACTTGTCAGTTTCCCGCTGTATCCGAAGCACTTGGGTGGAAACGTGATGGATGTGCTGAATGTGTTGATCCACCATCAGTCATTATTGAATAAATATTCTTACACTTTATGGAGATCTATGGCTGTATATCCTGTTATTAATAGACAAACTGGTGAACAAAAAGAAATCAAAATGAGCGTTCACGATTGGGACCAATGGAGATTAGATAATCCCGACTGGGAACGAGACTATTCAGACCCATCCACATTTCCAAACTTTGGAGAAGTGGGTGAAATCTATGACAAACTTAAAAAGTCTCACCCTGGATGGAATGATGTTTTACACAAAGCATCTAAAGCCCCTGGTTCCACCGTTAAACCTATTTAAAAATGCCAGCAAGAAAAAACACTCCAAAGTCTCCAGTCCCATTTGGAATGAGCAACAAACAAATGAAACGTAAGAAACCAATCAGTTTTGAACTAATGAGGACGATTGAGCCTCTTACAGAAAATCAAAAGGAACTCTATCGTTGTTACAAGAACGATCAGAATATTGTTGCTTATGGATGTGCGGGAACAGGTAAAACATTCATTACTCTTTATAATGCTCTTAGAGATGTATTAGATGAAAGATCTCCATATGAAAAGATTTACATTGTAAGATCTCTTGTTGCTACTCGTGAGATTGGTTTCCTTCCTGGAGACCACGAAGATAAGTCTTCTCTTTATCAAATTCCTTATAAGAATATGGTAAAGTATATGTTTGAATTGCCAACTGAAGCAGACTTTGAAATGCTTTATGGCAATCTTAAAACTCAAGGCACGATTAGTTTTTGGAGTACGTCGTTTATCCGTGGTACTACTCTTGATAATGCAATCATCATTGTTGATGAATTTCAAAACTTGAATTATCACGAACTTGATAGTATAATTACTCGTGTAGGTGAGAATAGTAAGATTATGTTCTGTGGCGATGCTACTCAATCTGATCTTATTAAATCTAACGAAAAGAATGGCATTGTTGACTTTATGAAAGTTCTTCGTATTATGCCTTCAATTGATATTATTGAATTTGGAGTTGATGACATTGTTCGCTCTGGATTAGTGAAAGAATACATCCTTGCGAAAATGGAAGTTGGAGTATGAGTTTTAATCATTGTAATTTTTTAGGTGACCTTGAACTAGAAAAGAAAGAACAAAATGGCATCCGTCTCTACAATCTTCCGAATGGAGAGTGGGTGCCATCAATCACATCGGTAACTTCATTTTATAATCGTCAGATTTTTATTGATTGGCGTAAGAGAGTTGGACTTGAAGAAGCCAATAAGATCACTAGAATCGCAACTGCAAGAGGAACTGACTTTCACCAAGTCTGTCAGGATTATCTTGAGAACAAAGAGTTGAACTGGGATGATTATCAACCAGCAACTAAGTTTATGTTTTATCATATCAAACCAGAACTTGATAAGATAAATAACATACACGCAATTGAGCGTACCCTCTATTCAGAATACCTGGGACTCGCAGGTAGAGTTGATTGTATTGCAGAGTATGAGGGAGAACTAGCAGTCATAGACTTCAAAACATCTTCAAAGATCAAACCTGAAGCGTGGATTGAAAATTATTTCGTTCAGGAAATGTTTTATGCGGCTGCTTATTACGAATTAACAGAGATCCCTATCAAAAAATTAATTACATTAATGGTAACTCCAAGTGGTGAAGTTAAAGTATTTGACAAAAGGAACAAAGGGGATTATATTAAGTTATTAGTTCGTTATATTAAAGAATTTGTACGTCACAATACTGGGTCAAATGGAGAATGAATTAGAAAAAGCTTTCGAAAATAAATTCTTTTGCCCGTCACGGTTCGCTCAAGAGATTGAAGCTCTGGTGCATACGAATGAAGATATGAGTTACATTGATGCTATCATTCACTTCTGCGAACAAAATAGCATTGATGTTGAATCAGTTCCTAAGCTTATCTCAAAACCACTCAAAGAAAAGATTAAGTACGAAGCAATGGAGTTAAACTTCCTAAAGAGAAGTTCTCGTGCAAAATTACCTCTATAATACTGACTGAGGGTAAAAATTTTCCCGGCAAAAAATAACCTTATTACTTTTTTGAATGATGCCATTTGATGCCTATAAGTGTTATCTGTCTTTGAAGAATCACTTTACCAAAGACAGTTATGACTATCACAAGTATTGTGGTAAAAGTCGTGCAACAGTTCAGTCTTTCTACAAACGTAAAGATCGTTTTTGGTTTGAGAAAGTATCACGACAAAAAACAGATCAAGAAGTTGTTGAGTTCTTCGTATCAAACTTTATCACCTGCACTGATCCAAGTAAGCTTTGGATAGGAGAAATGATGCGAGAAGGTGAACTAAGATATTCAGAATGGAAGAAAAGAAATCAATCTCTTTCTTACATTTTTAGAGAAGAAACTCAAAATTTATTTGATTCAAAAAAAGTAGATGAGGTTTTTGACTGTTCTAAAGGTCATCCACCCGTCTTAAAAAAATTCCTGAACGGTAAAATTAGTATAGAAACACTAGTCATTTATGATAGAATATTCCTGTTCGGGAATGATTTTGATAAAAAACTTAAAGACCCTGTGTGGGAAACCGTCAGTATGAGAATTAAAAAATATTCTCCGTTTCTAAATATTGACGTATCCCGTTATAAAAACATTTTGAAAGAAGTTGTTCTAGGAGACAAATGAGTTTCTTTAAATCTGAAGTGGTTCGGGCAGAGATGACCGAAATTAGTGAGATGCAAGAAGAGGTTTATCAAAACGTCTTTAAGTTTCCCACAATGTCAAAAGAAGATAAACTGAAGCACGTTGAACTTTTAGAAAAACTTCTTGACAAACAAAAAGTTCTTTTTACCCGTCTGAGTTTATCGGACGATCCTGAAGCTCAGGAAATGAAAGAACGTATTACACAATCTGCTACAATGATGGGACTTCCTCCCAATGTTGATATGAATATCATTCTCAATAATATGTCTAAGATGCTTGAGGTGATGAAAGAACAGATTGACAAGACAGGTTCCGACCTGTAGAATAACTGGGTACACACAAGCCAAATCCGTACACATCCGAGGTAATCTAATGTCCTTTGCTGACCTTAAAAAACAATCTTCTCTTGGTTCTCTTACGCAGAAACTAGTAAAAGAAGTAGAGAAGATGAGCGTATCATCAGGTGGAGACGATGACCGTCTCTGGAAACCTGAACTTGACAAAACTGGTAACGGTTTTGCTGTTATCCGTTTCCTGCCTGCCCCTGAGGGAGAAGAACTTCCTTGGGCTAAAATCTACTCCCACGCCTTCCAAGGTCCTGGTGGTTGGTATATTGAAAACTCTCTGACAACTGTGGGTCAAAAAGATCCCGTGTCGGAACATAATCGTGAACTCTGGAACAGCGGTCACGATGCTGATAAAGAAACTGTGCGTAAGCAGAAGCGTAAACTGTCTTACTATTCCAACATCTATGTGGTGAAGGATCCTACGAACCCTGCAAATGAGGGTCGTGTGTTTCTCTTCAAGTATGGTAAGAAGATCTTTGATAAGATTATGGAAGCCATGCAACCTGAGTTTGAGGATGAGACTCCTATCAATCCTTTTGACTTCTGGCAAGGTGCAAACTTCAAACTGAAGATCGTCAAGAAAGACGGTTACTGGAACTATGATAAGTCTGAGTTTGATCGTGTTGCTCCTCTGCTGGATGATGACGATGCTCTGGAAGCACTTTGGAAGAAAGAGTATTCTCTTGCTGCTGTGATTGCTCCAGATCAGTTCAAGACTTACGAACAACTAGAAGCACGTCTTAAGATGGTTCTGGGTCAAAAGTCTTCTGCTCGTCCTCGTCTGGATGAGGAAGTTGATGATGAAGATAATGATCGTGGATCTTATACTCCTGACTTCACTTCTCGTCGTCCCGAGCCAGAACTTCCTGCTGTAAGTTCTTCTTCTAAGGATGAAGATGAAGATGATGCTCTGTCCTACTTCCAGCGTCTTGCTGAGGAGTGATTAAGAGTATAGTCTGATATTATCTGCTCTCTTTAGGGTTTCAGTCTTATACTGACTGGAACCCTTTCTATATGCCATAATATCTTCCATATCATCAATTACGACGTTGAGATATCTTGGTTTTAGTAAGAAAATATTTCTCTTTTTATCTTCTTGTCTTTCCTCATATTCATAGTTTGTGACTGCAACAACAGCATCATTTTCTGTTATTTGAGAATCATTGATATAATCATAATAAGAAACTGAGTAATCAGACTCAACTTGAAGTCCAGCAGGAACAATAACAACACCCTGATTATTTTTTACTTCTACAGTTTCATAGTGGTGAATTCCGTTGTAAAGAGTATCATAATCGCCATATTTTTCCAACATATAATTATCAAATTGTTGTTGTGGTAAAGGCCACTCAGTTTGAATATTAATGATATTGTTGCAAGTAAGAACTAACCAATCTAAAGATGAATTTCCATAAACTTCAAATGCAACATTATCAGGTCTATTATTTCCTTGAATTTGATACTTTGTAAAGAATGCTAGATTTTGAAAAATATCTTCTCTTAGCTTTCCTTTTTTGAAAAGATTTTTTACAGTTATGTAATCTGATATTTTAGCATCTGGAAGTCTGCTAACATATTCAAAGTCTGGAACCTGGCGAAAGTAGTTTGACATTTTAGTATCCTATTCCGTCTGTACCTTCATAATCACTATTATACACTGGTTCTAGTTCCGTAAATTGCATTTGCATTTCATATGAAACTAGATACCCATCACTGAATGTTGCATACTGTCCTTCTGGAGTGTAGTTAACAGTCAAAGTTTGAAGAGCACACTCTTTAATCCTACCTATGTATGGATGATCTTCACTTTGACGATACAGATATTGAATTTTAAAAGTATTGGGTGCTTTTAAAAATAAATTTGCGTCAGATTTGATGGGGGCCATTCCTCTTTTAAAGAATCTTATAATATTAATAATTGCTTTTCCTTCAGTTTTACTCCTTGCGGACATTTTAAAAGTAAATGTAAATGGTCTAAGCGATGGACCGCTGAATAAAAGTTCCATATTTGGGTTTATAACAGAACCTTCAGTTCTTTGTAAAATTTGAGACCCATCTCCTTGAGCTGCTGCAGCAGCAAATACCGCAGCTAGACCTGTTCCCGCTTCATTATTTTGTGCTGGTTTTGATAGTTCCTCTGCCCCTTGCGATATTGTTTTAGCACCAGCAGAAAGACCTTGGGTAATAGAATCCATCGCTGCTTTTGCGGCAAAAGCTTGAGCTGCATTCATTGATTCTGCACTCCAATTAGCAGCGTTTGTATCTGAAATTCCTGCAGGTATTGGTAAAATAACTGTTCCTCCCAACTTTCTATTTTTTAAAATATCTCTATCACTACCTCTAGCTCCACCAACTGTAAATAAACCTCCTGCAACTCCAGTTTGATTTAATCCACTAGGTTTATATTCTAGCATTGTAAATTTAACAACATCTTGTTTTGTATTTGCAATATCTTCTGGATATCTTAAAGTTTGTCCTGCAAATTCATTTCTTGTTCCCTCTCCAGATTTTACACCTTCTCCTTGAGCTATTTGTGCTGGTGTTGATCCCCCTGGAGGAGTTGTACCAGTTCCTGGATCGTTAGCTTTATTTGGGGAAAGTAGTTTGTTCGCTGCTGCTTGACCTTTTTCTGGAGTTCCTCCTGCTGCTTGAACTCCTCTAGAGACAGTTTCTGATGCTTTATCTCTTACTGTTTTTAAGTTTGCTGCTTGTGATAATGCATTTCTCTCAGCAGCAGTTGCATTCGAACTTGCTGTAAATTTATTTGTTGTTGGGTTAAATGTCCCCAAACTTTGATAGGTATTTGCTGCACCGCTCCTATAAATTTGAGTTACGCCTGTAGTATCATTTACGACAGGAGACAATATTCCACCAACACCAGGAACTGCAAACGTATTTTTACCAGGTTCTCCGTATGTTCCTGCCATTAGATATGAGGTTTTTTATTTATTTAGACGGAATTTTGCATATGGTATAGCAAGTAATTCATCAAGTTCATTGTATTTGACGACGTGAAGTTTACCAGCAACTTCTTCCCAGGTATACTGTCTTCCTTG